CCTGCATCTTCTTAATGCTATCGAACGTAATGACTTCCCCGTTCGGCATCTCAATTTTTGTCTGCCCGGTCTGAGTCATCCACGTATTCATCGCATCGAGAAAATATTGCGTGTATGCATTTATGGCAACCATGGTTCTGGCTGCATCACTATTATTATCCGGCTCAGTAATATGAATTGAGAATGTGGTGTTAGTTGCTGTGGCTAATGCAGGTTGTGCTAATACTAATTCAGTGTCGGAATTAACGGATTTAATCATATACGGAATATTAGTATTTCCCGATTTAATTAAAATTGTCATTCCGATATTAATGGCTGGATTATTATTTTTAAATTTAGTGCCAGTGCCTTTGACAATAGCAGACCCTGACACTGTGTTAACAGTGCCTGTTGTATATATCATAAGATTACTTTTCCGTTCAGTTAATTAAAATAACTTCATCACTATGTGGTAGTAAAAACACTCGACCTCTAATTAATACTCCATTAGATTCACCAGGGATATGTGGGATTCTAATACCTATTTCCACAATACTGTTACCCGGTGGAATTGTGATTGTTATATCGTTTGCAGCATAAAAACCAGCGACATTGCCAGTAACAAGTGGGTATATATGAGAGTTAAAATCAACTTCCTTGCCGTCCATAAAAACAGAAAACATAGCTCTTTCAATAGGGAATCCTGGTGCTCGATAGGCAATGACTGCGCGGTTTTCCACCTTATGAATTGCATTAATAGGAATTGTTTCATCTGCCGTTATTGTTCCATCCACCCATATCGTACAATATTGACTTCGTTGCTTAACTTTGAATATAGTGTGAATATTCCCATCATTCCAAATCTCTCTTAGGTAAATATTATCTCTATGTATTGAGATTATATTCCCCTCTAAGTTTTCAACATTTAATTTTCCGAGAATTTCACAACTTTCTTCAATAACAACATTTTTTAAGCGACCTGAAGTTGCCTCTATTTCCCCCCTCGCTTTTATATTCTGGAACTCGCCAAATCCATTTTTGTTAATTATCCAGCCAGATTTTCCAGCCACATAATTATTTGATTGAATAACATTCCCTATTTTTGCATTGGTAATCGAGCCATCTTCAATAAATAAATCTCGAACGAAGAACTGCCCATTTTTGGCATACATGAATAATTCCATCTTTCCATTTGCAGGGTTATACCAAGCAAAGTTATTCGCGTTGTAACCAAAGAATGATTCGAGCTTTCCATTCTTAACTTGAGCGCTGATCACTTGTCCTGCTGCGTTATAACTAACGCCATCATGTTTGATAGTAATATTTATTGAGTGCGCGACAACGCCATCACCAGATTGCTCAAACGTAGCCTGCATTTTCTCCTGTATCATTCCCTCCTGTTCATCAAACTTAGCTTGAACTTGTGTTTTGTTTTCAGCAAATGCCTTGTTTGTGTTAGAGATGGCTTGAGAATTTGAAGCAATATCGGCCTCAGCCTGATCAACCTTAGTACGTATTTCAGTAAAGCGCTGACCGATAGCCTCATCAAGATTGGTAATTGACGTTTGAGTCTCTTTAATTGCAGACGTGTTATCACCAACAGCGGAGTAAATTTCTTTAACTTCCTGTGCCCAGGCTTCGTTATCCGTTGCACGAACTTGCCATAGCTCGCGAATACCAGCCTGTGATTGACCGTGTTTCACTAACAAACTGCGTGATAGTTGAGAGTCAGCATTACTAAGAATAATTGCTGTCTCAGCATTCCAATCAAGCTTTTTATCCAGCTCTTTAAATGCATCCGTTTCTCTAACCGTGTTATCTAAATCATCAAAAATATCTGAGGGCAATGAAACTGGAACACCTGAAGCTTCTACAAATACGGATTTGCCATAACTATTGATCGTTCGGATATAGAAATAATACGTGTGGCCAGCTTTTAAATTCTCCTGCGTCCAGAAGTTTCCTTGGCCCACTTTATTTGTTTTGGTGATCACTTCATTTTCAGAGAGATTAGCGAGTTTTTTCTCACTAAACCAAAACTCAAATGTATAACCAAAGACAGCACTATCGCCCTGTTTAGGTGATGCCGTTAAACTAAACATACCTGGCGTTATTTCAACACCGATTGGTGACGGAGGTGCTTGAATTGCAAAATCACTGATAGCCGGTGCAGACATAGCACCGGCAACATTAATAGCTCTCACTTCGACACGATAAGTGCCTCGAGTTAAACCATTAATATCAACACGCTCACCCGGTACCTGGATAGACTGTATAACCTTTCCATTCTGGAGAATATTAACAGTGTTATAGCGAATATCAGATGCCACGTTCTGCCACGAGATATATCCCTGAACAATGTCTGTGACAGAAAGTGGAACAAAAGCCAGATTAATAGGTGCTGCAACGCCACCAGTGGGTAGTTTAGTGAATGGGGGTCTAACAAAGGGTTTACTGGCTAAGTCCTCATAAATATAAGGACCATCTTCTTCGAGAGTAATTTCCACCCCCTCTGATGGATGAAATTTCCAGTCAGCAATGCGAAATTCTAAATCACTGATCCCCAATGAAGGTAATTCGAGTTTTACAACGTCACCAGGGCGATAAGCATATCCATCTAAATTCATCCGTAACTGAATACGACGACCTGCGCGTTTTTTACGTAAATAGAGGTTGGCCAGTCGATTGGCTTGGTATGGGCTAGTTACAAAACGATAGTCCATATTTTCTTTAATTTCTAAGCCGTCTTCTTCTATCCACTCCTCAATAACTACGGGTTCAAAATCAGTTTTGTTATATTGTTGCTCTGCATCAACAAAAGTACCGTAAATCGCATTAGTCGCATCACGCAAAGAAAGTTCTGGCGTCACCGTTACCGTATCGATAATTTGTGACTCATCAATTGTGAGTAATGCCGGTCCATTATAAACCTGCATCAAAATACCATGCTTACCTGCAATATAGGTCGGCTCACCAGCAATACATTTATGCATCATCTCTAATACAGAGGCAGGACTTTCTTCAAGTTCATAAGCGCCATTTAATGTATATCGAGGCTCATTTTTTCCATCTGGCGTTTGTACGGTTTCATCACAAATATCTGCTGCACTTTTAAATGCATCCCAATCAATATCGGAGTCTGGAACACCTAAGTAATGGCGGTAGTAATCTAATATGACCAAAGCCCCATTATTCGACCACTCTGTTTTCTCAGTGCGGGGATCGTAAATTTCTTTTCCCCATAGTTCGCTTTTGACATTAGGTACACCATAAGGAAATTTTTCTTGATCGAAACGTAATGTTAAGCGCAACCATGCAAGACCTCGACCAATCATATCTTCTTTCCATGATGGCGCTTTTTTTAATAAATAGGGATCTACTTCAGTTCTGCCATTATGAAACTCATATTGTGCGTTATCCCCTAAATCTTCAATTTTGTCATCATTAAAATAAATTTGACCTAATTTATGTATGGGATGAGAGGCTATGGCTAACGCCATGTAGAGTTCTTCATTTTCGTCTTGCTCGCCTTCCTCTTCTTCAGCAAAGAAAAGCAAACCTGACATCATTGTTTTACCTACCACCACTGTTTCCGGTGCAGAGGCTGAACGTAGCATTTGTTTACGCTCTGATTGGTCACGATAACCAGAACCAGGCACTTTATCTTTAAAGATAAACGCACTTGCAGCTTGAACAGCAATACCGGCAACAATCAAAGCCGTCCCCAAACCACCTGTGGCAATAACCCCCGCTATCATTAAGCCAGCAGAGACAACGCTTGTGACAGTCTTACCCATTTATTGTACTCTCCATGCTTTAATTGGTTTATTGCTCACGGCACGAACGCCATCCGTTGAAACAGCCCATAACTTACCCGCCCACAAAATGCCTAATGTTTTTCCTTCATCCCCTTCAAACATCACAATGTCGCCACGCCCAGCTTCGTTTGTTGGAACTTCATCAAAAAAACGGCTCACGGCACATTCCAATGTTAGAAACTCTTTTTGTAACACTCTGAATGCACCTGTTTTTGTTTTGTAGCGCCCACGAATACTTTCACAGGGATCAAAATCACAAACAGCAATAACGCAATCGGAAGCAAACAAGCAGCAATCATGTTCACCCCATGCAAAAGGGCGGTTAATGGCATTTTTCAAAGTTTCAGGTAGGCGGGTAGTCCATTGAGGGTGTCTCATGATTTTCTCCAGACAATAAAAAACCCGCCGGAGCGGGTGTTTATATTTATTTTCTTTTACAGAGGGTTTCTTTCTTTTTTGCACTCTAAATTTAATTTATCTATATCTTGATCAATGGTATTTCTATTTTCTTTTGGCAAGAATACTTGCAACATCCAAATCGTGTACCCATACTCGGTTTTATGTCCAGCTAGAATAATATTCTTATTTTCCAAATCAAAATAATAAACATATTTAAATAATTTGTTGTCTTCTTTTTTTCTAGTTGGATCACCATATTTTAATTCAAGATTATTTAGCATTCTTTTAAAATCTATATCATATATTTCTTTGTTTTTTATAAAGTAATAATAGTCCACCCCCATAAGACCGTTAAAATTCATTATTTTATTTTCTGGTAGAAACATAAGTGTGTAAGTTTCATTTTTATTATTTAAGCCATTAGGTAGACTTTCAGACCTAACTTTAACAAACGGGCAGTTTTCTTGACTATTTAAAATTTCAATATCATTTCCTATTTCATTTTTAAGCTTATTTATAGACATCCCCCACTCTAGACCAAAAGGAGCACTATATTTATTCTTATTTAAGTCTGAATTATCACATGACACCAAATTAGGTAAAATTAAAAGCATGGATATTAAAATAACAATAGTTTTTTTCATTTAATCGACACCAATAATCAGAGTTATTTATAAATAAACGCAGGTGCATTTTTTTTGCTACCCCAATAAATAGCTCTATCAGCCATCTGCGCCACATAACGAAATATCCTATCTCCCTTTTTACGCTTAGACCACGATTCATCAGTAAATCTGTCGGGTAATCCATAAGACCAACGCTCAAATCGATTAGAAACAGTGACTGCTATTTCATTCTCGTCACCTGTTGTCACACCAATTGTGGATATTTGTCCTGCAAATAAGACTTCAGCAAGTGCAGGTTTACCCTCTTCATTTAATGCAACTAACATCAATTGCGCATTTCGCCCACGAACTCGCTCATTCATCACTTCTCCAATTAAAGAAGAATCAAAACCTGAGAGTTTCATAATGAGCTGTTGCGGGCTTGTGGTCATATTTTCCCCCACAGACTCAATTGCCCCAAACTGACCAACACCTTGATAAACTTCACCTGCAATAATGATATTGCCCACACCGGTATGTGCACGCACCACGCCTGATTTAAGATCTAAACGAGAGGCAACAACTAAATAATATCCCTCATTAATTGCCTTAACCATATCATTACTAAATGGATGATATTTCATGTTAATGCTTCCTCGAATGACAAAGAAGTGCTAGTAAGTATGCCCGGTTTACGTTGGAAATTACCCTGATCGTTACTAGTTAGTTTAAAAATACCGTATGGCGCTTCATTTTCTATCAAATCATTTACTGCAGGTGCATAACGCAATATGGGGGCAATAGGAATTGTTGCATTTCCTTGTGCATCGCTGATCACATTCGCTGTCACACGCTTTAGTTCATCTTTTACCGTGATATAATCACCAATACGCAAAACGATGCTATTGGGTAACCAGTCTTTACTCTCTAATAATTTTCCAGATTGATTGGGTTGACTAACTTTAGGTTTACCACGTTGAGTCAAGCCAGAGCGCGCCCAATCGCTAATTTTCACTCGACCACTTTCACCATCTAACTCGGCAACAAACGCCTCTAAAACCCTTGCTTGCTCATCGGTCAAATTATTAAATGACATACTGCAACGCCAACGAGAGCCGGGAAAGCGCACTGTCTGCACACTTCCCGTAAAGGTTGATGTAAAGGTTTTGCTGTTACTCACGAGTTGCCAGCTCAATGTGGCTGGCACGATGGATTGTGGCCACGATAATATCGTCGCCATTTATCGTAGATTCCTTCTTAACGTTCCATTGGTTTGAAAGTCTCGCATAATGTCAGATTTAGCTTTTGATGCGCCTTGTTCTGCTCCCATTCTTGCAGCTTCTTGTATGGCTTGATAAAGCGCTTCATCCCCATTACCTGTCACATGAAATGTTTGGTGGATAATAGTATCGCCTGACGCAATAGAGTTAGTTCCAGTTACTCTAACGCCTAAAGATCCATCAGGTCCACGTTTTAAAGGCATGATTGCCTCGCTTCCTGCTTCCCCCATTAAGCCAAGATTAGGCGTACCACCTTTTGCAAAGGCAAATAATGTCGGTGAACTAACCACCTGGTTGCTATATTGGCTGAGGCTTGGTGAGCTGTAAACATCCCCTTTGGCGTTCGCTTTTACCCCCACCTTACCCGCTTTAGCGCCACTTGCTGCACCGCTACTGCCACCAGCAAAACCGCCCATTAATCCAGTCAATGCATTGGTAATTTGAGCCTGAATAGCAATACGAATAAGATCAGAAATAATTGAACTTGCTAATGATGAAGAAAATTCCTTAATACCTTCAGAAAAAGATTTCGTTCCCATCAGCATACCGGTCATTGCATTTGCGGTTCGTTGTTCAACCGCATCAACTAAATTCATTTGCATCCGTTGCCACATGCCTTGAGATGCATACAGCTCTTTACTTGATTGATATTGTGCTTCTTTTGACTTGTTTGTAGCCGCAATAACTAACTGCTCATAGCGCTCTTTACTGACTAAACCATCTTCATAATAAGCCTGATAAAGTGCCTTTTGTTCTTCCAGTTGGTTTCTAAGTTGAATAACCGGATCTATTTCACCAAGAATGCTGATATTAGGGAGAGAAATCCCTTTTGCTTGCTCTGATAATCGATACTTTGTCGTATCTTGCGCCATTTGACGTCGTGCATATTGGTATTCTTTTTCAGTCAACAATTGTTGTTCAAAGAGTGATTTAAGCTCTTTGGTCATCTCTTGTTCATTTCGGATGGATGCGCGCATAGGAGAGTATTTTTCTGCTAACTCTGCACGCTGTTTCATGTGATTTTCAGCGTTAAGTGTTTTTAATCGTTCATACTCTTCCTGCTTCATACCACCAGCTTTTAAGTTTTCCTGAAGCTTGCGCATTGTTTCCGATTCACTTAAGGATATTCGCTCTAAACTTGTTGCATGCTCTTGCTCTATTTGCATGCGTAATTGATGGTATTGACTAACTTTTTGTTTAGAACCTGAAGCTAGGTCATTCCCTCCATCATTTCCACCGCCTCCGCTATCTCCCAGTGGCTTATCTTCTTTAGTCGGTTGACTAAAAACACCTTTTTCTATGGCTTCTTTTGTTCTTGTTTGTCGTTGATATTGAGTCTCTAAATCCTTATTTATATCTTCTAATTTTCCTAACGCACTTCGCCTATTTCGAAGTACCTCTTCAGGATCATCCCCAAAAGCACTGACCATGGCGTTACCAAACCAACCGCTGTCTTTTATTTCTGACATCGAGGTTTGCCTATCTTCAGAATATCTAGCTAACTCACCATAGATTCGAGATCTCTCAGCTTCTAATAAAGAAATATTTTCTGCAATTTCATCAGCCTGTATTTCTAATTTGACTCTAGATAAACGCTGAAGCTCTTCTATTGTTTCAGCAACTGAGCCCCGTAAACCATCAATCTTCAACTTAGCTTCATCAGCTTTAGTTGCAAAATAATAAACTGCTGAGCCTGCCAAAGCTAAAACACCGACCGGTCCACCTAAGGCGGAAACAACACTTCGGAGTCCTAAACTAGATGCGCGTAATGCTCTTTGGCTATATGAAAGTCGATTATTGGCGGCTGTAAGCTGATCGGTATATTTAGATCTTAATGCCAAAGCTTCTGTTTCTTGCCTAACCAGTCTATTCCGTTCACTCGCCAATCCTTGCATTTGTAAACCATGCCGATTCATTATGGCGCTTTGTTGAGTTAATGCCTGACCTTGTTGAGCAAGCTTATTAATAGTGGCGTCAGCTGAAGCAATACCTCTTCTGGCTGTTTCAGCCTGTTGTTTAGCATTACTTCTGACTGCTGCTTCATTTTTCACCCATTCTTTGGTTTGCTCTTGAAGCCCTCTTGTCATTCGAGCACCAATAACAGGGAGAACTGCATATGTCGCAATGTTAGCCAACGTAGAGAAGTTGTTATTTAATGCATTCACTGCAGCAGTGACATTTTGTACCCCTGTTCGTAAAGGACCATCGGCACTAGTACCGACTTTAATCGCCAAGCCTTCAAACGACTTTTCCATTAATTCTAAATCAGCATTTAGATTTTGCGCTCGTTTTCCCGCTTGTTCATATGCCGTTTCTGTATCAGTGAGTGCCTTAGTTAAATCGACTAGTTGATCCCGATTTTTAACTAAAATGGTGCCAGCGCTGACATTGGCGCGACCAAATATCTTTGTCGATGCAGTAGTGGAATAGTTTTTTTTGTCGAGGTTTTCTAATGCAGTAGATAGACCGACAACTGAAGGGCGTAGATTTTTATCTGCCGATCTCTCTAGGGCTAAGAACACGTTACGTAACATCGTACCGGCAACTTCAGCTTTAATCCCTTTTCCGGCTAAAACTTGAATAGACGCATTAAGTTGCTCAAATGAAACGCCGGCTTGAGAAGCAACGGTACCACTTTTCACAATGGCTTGTGCTGTTTCGTTAATTTCAGATGCACCATATTTCGCACCTGCCGCTAACACATTAATGTAACGCTCAGATGAGACAGCGGACTCACCAAACTGATTGAGACTTAAGGTAAGAGATTTCGCCGCATCGGCTAACTCAATACCTGAAGCTTGCGCCAAGGTAATCGATTTAGCCGTTACATCTTCCAAAGCACCTGCAGTCTGCAGTAATGACGGTTTTGCTGACGCAATAAGTTTCATGGCATCCGCGACTTTTATCGCACCAAACTCCGTCGTTCTCCCCATCTCTTGAGAAGCGAGGCTATACTCTTTCATGCGCTCAATCGAAGCACCGGTTATTGCGCTTAAATCAGAAATTGCCTGACTATACTTCCGAGAAATATTTAAAATGCTACCAATGGATAAACTCACCCCACCTAACATAGCAAGTCTTCCTGCAACATTTGTCACTTGATGACTGATTGAATAAAATCCATCTGCAACCGCTTTTGTTTCACGTTTTGCTTTATTAGAAAAGCGCTCTGTTTCTCGCCCTGCATGATTTAATGCGCCGGAGATATTGCTTCTAAAACTGGCGTCATTCAGCAATAGCCCAACCCGTAAATCGGCTAAATTAGTGGCCATAATATTATCTTCCTATCATTTTCATTACGTCAGAACATTGCTGCTCAACAGATTTAGAGGTGTTTGTGGGTTGATGTGGATTTTCAGATGGGGAATTGTTTTTAGGTGGCGCTACTACACCTGATTTTTCTGATTTGAGCGTAAAATAAGCCTGCCAACCTAACAAGGTATTGGCAGGCAAATTGAGGACACGATACGGATCAATTTCCCCCAACTCTTCAGCAAGTTGATAAGCAAAATAGAGTAACGGGCTACCCGCTAGTTTTTTTTTGCCTCGTCTAATGTGCCAATAGAGTGTTGCTTCACAACATTAATCGCCTCAATGAGGATTGCATTATCGTGAACGTTAACCAGTTCTTCGGGTTTGGGTAATAATGATTTATTAATTGGCTTTCCTTCATCATCCACTAGACAATTCAGCAGCATACCTACGTTTCGTAATGATGCCTCTCGTAACTTGCCATGTTGATTTAACTCAGAAACTTCAAGCTCCAAATTCATCAACTCATTTGCCGTCATACGGCGAATATTCACCTTTACACCACATAGGATATCAACTTCGATAATTTGAGGTTTCGCGGTAAGTAAAGAGGCTTTTAATCCTTTCATTAACCCTGATCTCCTGTTGATATTGCAGAAGAAGTTCCCCATACAAGGTTATTTTGTTTTCCTTTTACGGTGATCTGGATGGCTTCATTAGCAGGCGCGGAGATGTCATTTAATTCCCAGCCTGACAATGAAAGGAACATCGTTGCGGTACGTTTATTAGGAAGCTCACAGTAAAACTGCACCGTTTCACGTTTTTCTGCTGCATTCAAGAATGCAACAAAGTTTTCATTTTCTGGATCATCAATAAACCCTAACGACTTTTCAGGTCCTTCCGGTAAATCAGAAATAAATTGTTTGTTTTTATCAATGAGTGTCGTGACATCAACAAAGCTCCCTGATTGTCCTGTGGCACCTAATGCCTTACAGTTAACTAGTGGCTTCATTTGTTCAACGGTATCACCCGCTTTACCAAATTTAACGACAGTACCAGCAGGTAGCATGGCGTATTCTGGCGATGTTTTTTGATCTGCCATTATTTTCACTCCTAAGTATATAAAGAAAGGGCATGGCGAATATGCTCAGTTAAGGTATTGAGCACCGCACGTTGGTTGTAATCGAGGGCTGGACGAATAAAAGGACTGGCAACTTGCTTGATAGTGCCGAACTCTTGGGCACGCGCTTTCATATAATGAGGTTTTGTCGGTCCTACGGTGACCATAACAGCCCCATTCGTATTTTTTACTCGTGTCGTTTTGATAGTGATATTGTCTCGCATATGAGGCTCAGTGCTTTTCGCATCAAACCCTGCATGTGCTTCCATATCCTCTTTCACGACTTGCATGGCTTCTCGCCCTGCTTCACGTAATATCTTGGTTTTTAATTCAACTTCTAATTGCTTTAATTTTTTCCCTAATTCATCCAACCCTGTCACGCTAAGGTTGGTTATCACGTTGCACCCTCGGGATAAGTGATAATAAAATCGCGATAAATACGGTAAATTTTGCGATTTTCCGTTTGCTCAGTCATATCCTGCAGAAAATTACCTCGCTGAACAGTTTGAACGGGGTAGTTGCCAATATAACTGTGTTGAATAGCTTCCCACTCACGACAGAGAGTCGATTCCAGTTTTAATGCCTTTTGATAATCATCGGGAATTTGGATAACGATTTGAAAGCGAGCTTGAACCAGTGAGGTACATGCTAATCCAGAGTCTATCTTGGGATCACTAATCCGTTGATAGATAACCCCTTCTAATTTATCTGAAGGAAGTTTTAGCGGATAAGCTAGTAAGCCTGTAATTCGTTCAAGATCAGCCTTAATATCAACTTCTATCATGTTGAATATTCGCCTCCGTGGTAATAATGGTTCTATCAGACTGATTTCGGTCAACAGCGCGAACGGTAAATAGTCGCCCCTGATAGCCCACCAGCCACCCCATATCAACATCAGAACGGGGACGAATGGTGAAATGATAAGTTTCAATGACCTGATCTTGGTCAGCGGTACGAATTTTACGGTTCGACATCGATTCTGCTTTAGCCCATACCTCAGCCACTTTTTTTGAAACGACCTTTTCACTCCCTAAATCATCACGTTCAGTAACATAGTGAGAAAGAGAAATGCGTTTATTGAGTTCACCAGCTTTCATCATTCCTCACAAATTAATATGACGATAGGGATCGAGTAATAACTTAAATCCTGCGGGTAACACGGCCGTTTCTCTATTTTCATAGAAATTTCCAACCGCTAACATAAGGGCCAATTCAATATCATCAGTAATTAATAGGCCGTCAGGATCTCCCTCTGGAATATCTTTTTCGTAGAGATGTCGATTGATATACCCTTCAGCGCGTTGTTTTGCCGCTATCAGATAAGTTTTTAGTAATTCATCTTCTAATGTACTGCCCTCATCTAATCGACATTGTTGCTTCAATTTTTCTAGTGTGGGTAGTGGCATAAATCCCCCATACCTGCGACCTATCTCGATCGCAGGCACAAAAAAACCGCAATTAAGCGGTGACTGGTTTATTACTTACTAATGCTTATTTATTAGTACTACTCGTACCCTTCCCCACCAATGCCTTAATAGCAGAGGTATCTTCAAGCACACAGTCAAAACGATGGAAGGCTAAGAACGCAGTTTGGTCATAATCAGCATAACGCTCAACCAAACGCTTCAGGGTCATGTAGGTCACACGACGTAAAATGAAGCGGTCAAAGTCACCACAGAAGATGAATTTTTTACCCGCTTCCATTTTGTCGATCGCCTGATCAACTACATACTGCATACCTAAAATTTGTGCAGGGGCAACACCTGAAATGGACGGAAGCCATAAAGGGCGTTTTTGCGCATCTTCCATTAATTTTAGGTTTTTCAGTGTGTCATCATTAAAAGCAAGACGGAATTTAGGGCTATTGCGGTAAGCAGGATCAATCGCATGCTCTAATTCGGCAATATCTTTCCAGTTTAATGACGCACCTGATGCCTCAACCGTGCTTGTCACCGCTGTTTCCAAACCTGAAGGCTGTTGAGGTGTTCCTGTACCAGTACCTTTAATTAAGTATTTTGCTTCACCGCGACCAATGCGCTGAGCAATACGTGAGGCCAGATACGCTTGAATATCTACACCACTATCTTGCAGTAGCTCATTGGATACACGGATGATTTTTGATGTGAGTTTTTTAGCCCCTAAAATGGCGGTGCCAAACTCAACATCTTGTTCACCTGCTGCGGTGTTTTCGCCCAGTAATTCACCTTCTTCATTAGTGCCATCAGATGTTGACCACGTAATATCTTGACCGGTGGCAGTCGATAAAATTTGAGCCACACTTGCAATACCACCATAGGCTTTCATTTGATCAACAATCTTATTTAACATCTGAGTAGGAACAGTGTAACCCCCTTTTTCATCCGGTGAGGTGCCTTGAGCGCGGATCTCTTTTACCGCTTGACGCTCTTCAGCAGTAAGTTCACCAAAACCACAGCGCAGTAAGCGATCAAACGCTTGATTGCGACGCTCTGCTTGCTCTGTTTCAGGGTTATTCGGTTGTTGGCCACGCTGTTCTTTCTCTTTGTCATCAACAAAATCTTGATCTAATGAGCGTAGTTGCTCTTCACGCTGAATTTGTGCATCTAAATTTTCAAGTTCAGTTTGCGCTTTATTCCATTGGGTGCGTTGCTCTTCTGTCATCACATCATCACCCACTTTTTCGTGAATGGCGCGCATATCAATCGCGATAGTGTTACGTTTTTGTTTTAATTCATGAAGCTTCATAGTCATAGTATTACCTTATGCATTGAGTAAAGTCATAAGACGCTCACGCGCCAATTTTTGATTAATTGCTTTTTGGAGATCGCCACTGTCTCTGGCTTCTTTCCATGCATTCATTGAACGAACTGCAGAGTCTGCATCTTGATACGCAGGATAGGTGACAGGACTGACATCATAGAGTCGAGAAAATCGGGTTATTTCACGAATAACAACACCCTCATCATCCTGGTACCAGTCTTCACCGTCCCGCGCCACTCGAAATGCAAAAGAACTTTGATTGATATCGCCACGTTGCATCGGTGCCAACACTAAATCACGAATGGTTTGTGTATCCGGTGCCGTAATATCGTAAACAAGCCCACGTTCATTGACGCTAAGCGACAAGGTTCCTGCGGTTGTTCGCCCTAAAATATAATTTGGATCGTGATTAAATAACCCGCGCACATCATCATTGAGTACATCATCAAATGCGCCCGGCTTAATGATTTCACGGAACCCATAAATCAGCTCAGATCGGGAATCGAAAACAGAGCCTAAACCCACGATATGTGTCGGTTTATTTTCTTCTCCTGCTTCCGCCCGAACCTCACCGACATAACATCGTGTTTCTTTTTCACTGCTCATCGTTATCCCCTTTCGGTTCTTCTGTTTTTCCCCCTGCGAACTGAGTCGCATTGACGCTCACTAGCATTTCATCAAGACCATCAACAGGATTCATATCCTCAAAGGCACGCGCCTCATTACGGCTCATCCAACCATCCGTAATCGCAAAGTGGTAGAAATCAGCACGTTCTTTTGGTGTTCCACGTAGTAATCCCGCTAAATTAAATCGCACATAAAATCCGGCTGTTCTCTCTTGTCGAGTGAATAAGCGTCGATTTAACTCCTGCTCCCAGTTCACTACCCACGGCATGATGGTATGTCGTACAAACTGGATGGATTGTTCTGAGATGTTTGAGAAAGTAGCTTTTTCGAGGTCGTTAATCATGTGAGCTGGCACATTGAAGATCCCTGCAATCATTGAGCGATTCAGTTTCAACATATCAATCAATTGAGCATCAACAGGAGAAACCGTCAGCGCCTTGTAATCCAGATCGGCAGGTAAAAGCATGGTTTTATTTTCTTGACTTCGTAACATTCGGGAAGCTTTTTGCCACATATCTTTCAGTCGCTCCCAGCCGTCTTTCTGTAAATCACCCTTCACTGAGACGATACCTGCCGGACGAGCATTACCACCGAAAAACGAACTTGTGTATTTCTGCCCGGACATACCCATGCCGATGGTTTCCGCATGTTGAATGATTGGGCTGATCCCCATTCTTTGATTATTCCCTAACGCCCGAATATGGATCATGTCATCGGGGCTAATGGCAAAATTCCCCAATTCGTTATAAACGCCGTAAGTGTATCGACCACCAGTATTAAGCAGTGTCGTTTCCCACGGCATACAAGCTTCTAAATTTGTCACCTCGCCTTTTCGATTACGGATAACTTGCGTATAACCATTCCCCCACCCCAGCACATGACGCTCTTTTGTTTCGCGCCATTTATAGCTTGTTTGCCACTCGTTAGGCTCATCATGAACTAAATGAAACAAAGGATGATCACGCGCAGTTTCTACCCTATTACCCGACTTTCGCATTACATGCAGTGGCATCTGGGCAATAGACGATGAAAGCACATAAATACAGGCATAAACTGCTGCTAATTTCATGGATGTTTCAGGGCTAACATATACATCAGCCGTAAATAATCCGTCATTATCAATAGAGTCAGCCGTAATCGGTGTGTTAGGGTTCTCTAAACTGGATGAGTCGTTGCGAAATAGAGCATCAATTAACACGTTTCCCCCTCATAGCTACCGCCAAGGCATAGGTTATTGCAATGCAACCACCGATAATCAGCGTGTTAGCAACACCATATTTTAGATAACACCCCGCCATAACCGCACCAACACCAGCCAGTGCAGTGATATCAAGTAATAAGTTTTTCATAGGAATAAAAGGTCTTCGTTAGGATCTAAAGAGGAAAGGAAGTCACGCTCTTCATGTAGCATTGCTCGCCCAATAGCCATAATTAATGCAACTGCACCGTCAATTTTGTTCTCGTTCTGCTCTTTAATGGGCCTCACCACATCGTCATTACCTGGTAGATATTTACCAACCACATTCCCCATACACCATGTCATAATCGGATTACCATCATGATGAAAGCGCCCAGAAGCAATTGCAGCTTCAAGCTCTTTCATTGGATCCGACATATTTGTGTAGTTTTGAACGATTGTGATAGGGTTTAGCTCTTCATCGGCTAACTGATGCGATAAGTTAGTTGCTCCATGAGGGTCAATTGGGCTTTCACTAATGGGTGTATTGAGGTTATCTGCTATTGCATCTTCCAAAATAACGCGGTAATCAATCTCCGCGCCATCAGTGAGGGTTAAATGTTTTGTTTCTACCCATTTTTTAAATCGCTCTGCAGTACGCTGATTTTCAATATCAGCACTAAAAACTGCATTGTAGGGCACATAAAAACTGGGTGAAATGCAGTAATAATGACGTTTGCCTTCTATTTCACGAGTAAACAACTTTACCCGCGAATTCATATCGATTTTTCTAGCTAAGTCAAGAGCTTGATAGCAAGACTGACCTTCAAACATCTCTAACGTGAGTGTTTTATCTTCACACGCTCGCCAACTCAACATATTAAAGAAAGCCGAACGAGCAGAAACCCAAATATTTAAATGTTTAGTTTTGAAAATACTGGCTAATCGAGGGTTATTTTTAGCTCTATTTTGCTGACTAATAAGAAACTCACTATAAACAGAAACCCCCATATTGGGATTAGCTTTCTTCAGCGTATTCGGATCAGTCCAATCATCTTTTTCATCAACGGTATAAATGACACCAAATAATTCATCATTAGGCACTGTTCCATTGAGCATTTCGATCACTTCACGGCGCTTATCGTAACAAGGCCCTTCGATATTATAACCCGCCGTTGTGATAGCCCACATCAACGGCTGACGTCTTGCCCCCATTCCGGTTAGCATTGTTGTGTAAAGGGAGTCAGTATCATGCTCATGGTATTCATCCACGATTGCACAATGTGGAGACTGACCATCACCTGGGTCACCAATCAGCGGTTCAAAACGCGCCCCATCTTCAGGGCGATTCATGTTTTTTGCATTAACCTCAATGCCAAATGCCTCGGTTAACAACGGAGTGCGCTTACACATCAACTTAGCTGGTCTAAATACTTCCCATGCTTGTTTTTCTGTCGTAGCACCAGAATAAACCTCCGCACCAAATTCGTTATCACAAGTAAAGCAATACAGCGCAACGCCTGCGGAAATAGCTGATTTCCCATTTTTACGCGGAATTTCGGTATACACCTCACGAAAGCGACGAAGTTTTGTTCCTTTTTGAACCCACCCAAATGCACTGCAAACAATAAAGAGTTGCCAAGGTTCAAGCGTAATAGGCATTCGTTTAAATGCCCACTCACCTTTGGTGTGGGGCAATAACTGAATAAACTTTGCAGCTTGCTCGGCTAAATCCTTATCAAATCGATAGCGAAATTTTCGCGATTTCTCTTGTGCCATATCATCAATATGTCGCTGACAGGCATCAATCACATACTGGCATGCCACAATCTTGCCACGCACCACATCACGCGCATATTGATTTGCCGCATTGACGTTCGGGTAAGATTTACGACTCATGATGAAATAATCCTCATAAAGGGGTTATCTTGCTTTTTTTGCCCCGCAAGGCCAATTAATCGCTGACGACTACTCGGATCTAAACCCAACATTGCGCCCGTGCGATCCATTTCACTTTCTTGTTCTTTTTTTGTCGTTAAATCAGGGTTTTTTATTGGCCCTCCCGTGGCGCCAATTAAGCGAGTACCATCACGCATGATCGCAATTACCGCATTACGCCAAATATGATAGGCGACACACCAACGCTCAAGCACAGCGAGATCGGTAATACATAATATGCCTTGACCACAAAGCTCCTTGATTGTGACTTCCCACATAACAACAGCAAGCTCTAGTTTGTTTTCGGTAAACCAATCTGGTGGCGTCACGCCTTTTAGTGGTGTGAATACCGGCTCGTCTTTATTGAGTGCTCGTTTTCCCGGATTACCGGCCAATTCTTTTCTGGCGGTAGGCTTCGGGCGACGACCAGATTTGCCCGGAGTGCCAGCCATAAATAAACCTCCAAATAATTCAGGATCCGATGCATAAATATTGCTAAACAATTAGCCAGTTTTAATTTCATTTTTCGCGGGTATAAAAATTGACTTAAGGGGGCGGTCCTATAAGGCGAGAGTGGTAGGGATTTGACCCGCCCCTCCCCTATGAGGAATGGTACTGTTATCCTTGACCAATATTACCTTTCATCTGCTGTTCGGCACCGATATAGCCCACAGCAAGCAATGCTTCACCATCAGGATATTCCGCAAGCAAATTGTTTATTTCAGCAATACAATGTTCAACCTTAGCTCTGCTTTGTTCTGGTAGTTCAGCAACTATTCCTTAAACATAAGTAAGGTTTGTTCATCTTGCGTCATAACGTTCTCTCCTTTGCTGTCTTAGCTCTGTGACAAGGCCAACATAAGCTTTGCAAGTTATCTTCTGCATCGGTACCCCCATGTGCCTTAGCAATGATATGGTCAACCGTTTTCGCTTCGGTGGCTCGTCCTGTCCTTAAGCATTCTTGACAGAGATACTTATCACGCTTGAGTATACGTACTCGCAGTTTATCCCACTTGGTACCATAACCACGTTGATGACGAGACTTACCGCGCTGGTGGGCTTCCCATCCTAGGTTTTGATGGTCTTCACAGTAACCGTTACGTTCTGTTGTTGTCTTGGCGCATCCCTGTTTACGACATGCGCGAGGTATGCGAGGTGGCATGTGATCTCCTGTAATCTAAAGGGCAAATTTCTGCCATTTTAAAGAGGGGATTTCTCACCTTTACTTCTGACTACACCATGTTCGATTAATAGCATCAGACCATGCCTGTTGATCTGCATGTCTTAATCTAATGAGTTCAGCTATATCATTATCTTGTCGATCCGCTCGCATACGTAAATCTGCTAGTTGATCCTTGAGGTCCTGCTCTGACTTATTACTAACAAGCACACCATTGAACACAGCCGAATTAATAAGGGCATCTTTAATAAAAAACTTACCAGCGTGCGGATAGGAAAATTGAGGGATTGATTTAGGATTCATACCTACATCTTGCATCAGTTGTTTAATGCGAGTGAGCTGATCTTCTAACTTATCTAACTCAGTGGTATCTACTGAGACTTTTAATTGAATAGTGTTATCTGACATCGTTTAATCCCTCAATAATAATAGGTTCACTACCTGCTATCTTGGCCCACTTATTCTGCTCTGGGAGTAATTCTTTAAGTTGGTTATCAATAGATTTAATTGTTTCGATTGCCACAGGAATGTTGTCATAATTAAACAATCTATATTCATTAGTTAGCCGACTATAGGTAAGGCAAGTTTCATTTATAGCGCCTGCAATACCTTTAAGTTCAGACTGCCTACTCCGAATCAAAGAATGTATCTTTTTGGATAGGTATACATCACGACCTATCGCCTCATAGTTAATCTGGTTATCTGACATGATGCTCTCCAATAAAAAAGCCACCAGCTATTAACTGATGGCTATCTAAATAAACTCTATCAACGCCACTCAATGAATGACGTTTGTAGAATTAATTATGTCTCTCCATCGTCACGCCCCTCCTTCTACCTACAGCTGACGTTGCTGATAATGACCGATAAATAACAAAACGGTGGTATTCGTTGTTTTTGATTCTCACTATGTGCTCTCTGTCGAGAATAAAACAGGTCATAGCTAACATAGGAGACAGCGACAACGCTACGCCTTCTTCTATTGGCACGAAATAAAAATAGCAGTATGATTAATGAGTATTTATTTTTTGCTTAAATTCAGCCACCCTGTGAAATCAAACTCACAGGTTTATTTTTATATTGTGCTGTTTATTTAAGTGGGAGATAAATAAGAATAATCAATCTGGTATATATACCTACTTAAGCTATACTAAGTAGCTATCGCTATACTTTAATTGATATCTTGCTAGTATTGCCCAGTTTCCCATACTGGGCTTTTTTTATTCTTTTGGAATGCTTTTATCCAGTTCTTCACGGAATTTAACTGGATTA